AAAGACGATACTACTACAAGAGCTAGATAGAATGGAGCCTGAAACTTCTACGTTTGAGGACGATCCTATGCAGTTTATATTGAGAAAGTATGCTGGGCTCAAGAAGACCTTAGAGTATTTGATGACTCCTTCATTTGAAGAGTATATCACTGGTATATATGTAGTAGCCCCTAAGCCAACAACATTTAAGATTGTTCTTCATAATGGACAGTTCTTCTTTTTACAGTTCATGGGAAAAGCTTATGAAGCAACTGTACAAGGCAAGAAATACTATTTGATGGCAATAGGTGAAAAAGAACGTTGCATGGTCGCTATCTCTAGACTACTTAGATTCGGTAACCCACTTAAAACACAAGGTCCAGAAGGGGCTGAAAAAGCAACTCGTGATCAAGAAGGACCAGATGCAGAAGCAGGGCCAACACCACCATCAGAAACACCAGCAGCAGGAGAAGAGGAGTTGACAGAAACTAGAATATTAGAAAGTATATTAAGAGCAGAAGCTTATACAGACTTTCCTAAGTCAGACAAAGAGATAAAAGATCCTAATCTTAAAGCGCTTTACAAATCATTAAGAGCTGTATCTGATATTGAAGATCCTATATCATTAGATCCTCAAAAGCCTAATTTTGTTAATATAACAAGAAAGTTTCAAACAGATAAAAAGGCTCTTGACGCTATTAAAAAAGTAACAGGACAAGACATTAGCAAAACTGGTAAGATCAAATGGAACGGACTAAACATTAAGTTTGGTGAAGGTTCTAGAGGTGGTCGTGGTGTTAAGTCTAAAGGTCTTGGATTCGAAGGTAGTTTGGCAGGAGACCTTGAAAAGTTGTCTAAAGAAGGTCTTACTAAACAAAACTTAGAATCATACAATCACCCAAATCTCATTACTAAAATAGCTAATGAGCTAGGGTTAAAGAAAGGTAACTTTACTGTAAAAGTAGATAGTAGCGCAAATAGTCCTAGGCCTTTAGCATTTAGTTCAGCAGGACCGACTGTATCATTTTCTAAAGGATCAGTTGCTGAAACACTTACAGACATTACAGTAATAAAAGACAAAACTCCTTATTATATTTCTGCTAAATTCGGTGGAACATTAACCTTCTTTAATTCAGGAGTTGCAAAGACACTTCCTGCAGATGAGATTAAGAAAGGTGAGATTAAAAATGCTAACGGTATTGCACTACTCAAAACATTAGGTATAGACAACAAGTCTTTCTGTAATGTATTTAACTACTACGAAAAAGGAAAGGCTGGAGAGTTCAAGCCTAAAAAAATATCCGCTGATATTGGTAAACTACAAAACTTAGTTAGTTCAGGAATTGGCTACGGATACTACTACGCATCAGCAGGAAAAGGTGAAGATCAATTCTTCAAGATAGACCAAAAATACAACAAAAAAGCGTCCACTGTTACATCAGAACCTGTAGTATACTATGGAGGAATTGATGGTAAAGGTAAGAGAATTGACGTTGTATTTGAATCTGATAAGTATTACTTTAAAGTGAACATCAGAAACAAACAAGGAGGTCTATACCCTACACACATCATGTGTGACTATAAAGCAAAATAAATTTTTTTGTTTCAACTTTTTTTTGTATATTTACCCATAAACCGTTTATATGGGAAAGAAAGACGCTGCATACAGAACTATCAAAACAATCGAAGGGATCACCTTTCACGTTTATGAAGATGATCAAGGGAAGATAAAGCCCCATTCTCCAAAGGTGGCTGCCGTACAATACTCTAAGTCAGAAGCTAAACCTGATGAATATTATCTGTTTGGAATCAGATATGATTATGATAAATGGCTAGAATTATCTAGACCTTTCCGTAGAGCCCTTACTGTAAACAAGGAAGATTTAAGTGAATGATAAATATTTATAAGTAAATGTACGAACATGTCATTTAACTTAGAAAAGTATTTAGTAGAAAACAACCTCACTATCATTTCCAAAATCCGTGAAGATGTAGGAGAAGACGAGGCTGGACCATCCAAGGCAGATCTGAAGCAGACTGACAAGGATTTTAGAGACCTTTACAAGAAGAAAAAAGAGTACGCTGATCTTCAAAAGAAAGTAAAGGCTATATTAGCAAAGCATGCAATTAAAGCCCCAGATGGCTCTTTGAAACTGAAAGACGTAGCTGCCTATAAAAAAGAGGTAGGAAATATGCCTGATCGTTTAAAGCTTTTGAAGCAGCAGATCCAACAAATTGAAACACCTGAAACTGACACCGATGAAGAACCAATGGACTAAGATAGGTTTTATAGTATTAGTAGCTGGTTTACTTTGGTGGATATTCTTATACCAAGGGTGTAATTCTGGCTTCGATACTAAACCATACGAGCAAAAGATAGACTCTCTAGAAAATAGAATTGACTCTATCAAACAAGAAAACGATAGTTTAGAATCTAACATACAGTATCTAGAAGAGACTAACACACTGTTGACAGACCGTGTTGATGGTCTAAAAGATAAGATAGGTGATTTAAAAGATGAGTTGAAAGACGCTGAACAAGCTCTAGTGTATACACCTACACAAGTAGATAGCTTCTTTATGGCAGCTTACCCTGTTCAATTTGCTAGCTTGAGTGAAGATACAACACACCTTCCTTTAGAAGTGTCTAAGCAAGTAGTAGTTGATGTAAAGCAGTTGATCGTTAGTAAAGATATTATTAGAACTCAAGACAATACTATACTAACACTTGATACACTTGTTAAGAACAAAGACCTAGTTATTGTTGACCTTAGAAAAAAAGAACAGAACTATATCGCAATTGACAAAGATAGAGTTGAGCAAGGTAAAAACTATCAAATACAAATTGATGGTTTAAAGACTGACCTCAAGAAGAAAGAGTGGAAGTTGAAGTTTGGTAAGTTTCAAAAGGTTATAATCGGAGTAGCAGGCTTAGCAGCTGGTATACTCATAAAATAAAATATGTCTGAACAACAGAACATAAAAGAAAGGATTAAAGAAGAGTTTGTTAAGTGTGCAACGGACCCGGTTTACTTCATGAAGAAGTACTACATGATCCAGCACCCACAAAAAGGCAGACAATACTTTAATCTTTATCCGTTTCAAGAGAAGGTTTTAAAACTGTTTCAAAAGCACGACTATTCTATAATCAATAAGTCAAGACAGTTAGGTATCTCTACACTAGTCTCAGCTTATTCGTTATGGTTGATGTTGTTCAACAAAGATAAAAACGTTCTTGTTATTGCGACTAAGCAAGAAACAGCCAAGAACATGGTAACTAAGGTAAGATTCGCTTATCAGAACTTACCAACTTGGCTTAAAATAGGAGCGTCTGAAGATAATAGGTTGAGTTTGAGACTTCAAAACGGTTCACAAATCAAAGCGGTATCTGCTGCTGGTGATGCTGGTCGTTCTGAAGCTGTATCTCTTCTAGTAATAGATGAGGCTGCGTTTATCGATAATATCGAAACGATATTCACAGCGGCTCAACAAACACTTGCGACTGGTGGTGGATGTATTGCATTATCTACTCCTAATGGTGTAGGTAACTGGTTTCATAAAACATACACGTTAGCGCAAGAGCAAGAGAACAGGTTTTTACCTATATCACTACCTTGGACAGTACACCCGGAGCGTGATCAAGCTTGGCGTGACGAACAAGATAGAACATTAGGTAAGAGAAACGCTGCTCAAGAGTGTGATTGTGACTTTGCAACTTCTGGTAATACTGTTATTGAGCCTGATGTCTTAGTATGGTATGAACAGAATATGCTGCAAGATCCAATTGAAAGAAGAGGTCTTGATAAAGCATTATGGATTTGGGAATACCCTGATCCTTTGAAATATTATGCAGTTATAGCCGACGTGGCTCGTGGTGATGGTAATGACTATTCTGCATTTCACGTTATTGACGTTGAGACTGTGACGCAAGTAGCCGAGTATAAGTCACAAGTTGATACAAGAGAGTACGCAAATATACTACTAAGTATAGCAGCTGAGTATAACACTGCATTACTAGTTGTAGAAAATGCTAATATAGGTTGGGACGTTATTCAGACAATAACAGAAAGAGGTTACACGAATGTATACTATAGTTACAAGCAAGATCATAATAGTGACTTCACAAAGTTTGTAGACAAGTATAACAGTCAAACAGGTTTGGTTCCAGGGTTCTCAATGACAACTCAGTCCAGACCATTAGTTATAGAAAAGATGAGAGACTTTGTAGAGAATAAAGTAGCAATAATCAGATCAATCAGGCTACTTGAAGAACTTAGAGTCTTCATTTGGAAAAATGGTAAAGCACAGGCAATGCAGTCGTATAACGATGACCTAGTAATGTCGTTTTCAATTGCAATGTATCTGAGAGAGACAAGCCTTAGATACCGTAAAACTGCTGACAGCTTAACCTACGCTGCATTAAACAGCTACACTAAGACGCAAGATACTAGTGTTGCCTATAATGCAAACAACATATATAATCAAAACCCGTGGAGTATGAACATATCTACTCCTCAAGGTGGAGAAGCACAAGATTTAACTTGGTTAATATAATATAAAATGGCA